CCTTAAGAAAGAAAATGCTGATTTAACAAGAGGCGATATTTTTGAGGAAGTGTCTGAAACTATGGCAGATACTCAAAAAGAAAAATTTAAGGGATTGACTGAAAATGTTGATTTCGAGGATGCTGACGATTATAAAAAGAAATTAGAAACTATTAAAGAGTCTTATTTCGCATCAGAAGCAAAACCTGCTGAAACCAATGTTGACACTACATCATCAAATAGCGGTACGGTAGATCCTAGTGATCTTTCAGACACAATGGCAAAATACACAGCTGCTATAACAAGAACTAAAAACATTAAAATAAATAAGGGAGAGTAATTAATGTATAACTCATCAAGCCTTCAAGAAAAGTGGCAACCGGTTCTTGAACATAACGATCTTCCAGAAATTAAAGATCCTTATAGAAAAGCGGTAACAGCTGTAATTCTTGAAAACCAAGAAAAAGCACTTAAAGAAGATGCTGCATTCTTAGGTGAGGCACACGCTAACCAAACTGGTACAGCGATTGCGAATTGGGACCCGATCCTAATCTCACTAGTAAGAAGAGCAATGCCTAATTTAATTGCTTATGACATTTGTGGCGTACAACCAATGACTGGACCAACTGGTCTAATCTTCGCTATGAAGTCAAGATTTACATCGAACTCTGGAACAGAAGCTCTATTCAATGAGCCTGATACAGACTTCTCAGGAACAGGTACTCAAACAGGTACTAACCCTGCACTATTAAATGATACTTCTACACAGTATACTACTGGTACTGGTATCGCAACAGCAACTGCTGAAGCTTCTTCATCTTTTGCTGAAATGGCTTTCTCAATCGAGAAGTCAACTGTAACTGCAAAAACTAGACAGCTTAAAGCTGACTACACTATGGAACTTGCTCAAGATTTAAAAGCAATCCATGGTCTTGATGCAGAAACAGAACTTGCAAACATTTTATCATCTGAAATTCTTGCGGAAATCAACCGTGAAGTAGTTAGATCAATTTACAGAACAGCAAAACCTGGTGCTCAAGTGAACACTACAACTGCTGGTAAATTTGATTTAGATACTGACTCAAACGGTAGATGGTCTGTAGAGAAATTCAAAGGTTTAATGTTCCAATTAGAAAGAGATGCAAACGCAATCGCACAACAAACTAGAAGAGGTAAAGGTAACTTAATAATCTGTTCAGCAGATGTTGCTTCTGCACTTCAAATGGCTGGTGTGTTAGATTACGCTCCTGCACTTTCTAACAACCTAAATGTTGATGATACTGGTAATACTTTTGCTGGTGTTCTTAACGGAAGATACAAAGTATACATCGATCCGTATGCAGCTAATGTTGCGGCTAGACAATACTATGTAATCGGTTACAAAGGAACTTCACCTTACGATGCAGGTATGTTCTATTGCCCATATGTTCCACTACAAATGGTGAGAGCAGTAGCTGAGAACAGTTTCCAACCTAAAATTGGTTTCAAGACTAGATATGGTCTTATTGCAAACCCATTTGCTGGAACTAGTGCTCAGGTAACTGATATTGGTGCAGTAGACACTAACACTTATTACAGAAGAGTTGAAGTAAACAACTTAATGTAATTAATTTTCACCTCTATACTGGAAACAGTATAGAACACCACCAAGGGGCCTTCGGGCCCCTTTTTTATTGATACAATGTATCAGCACACATTTCTTTTATGCTTCTATGAGCATTTAATAAGCCTGTTTTTTTAATATAAATAGTAATATGACTGAAACTAGTTCATTTAACAGACAACCATCAAATTTAGATTATGCTGCTAATACACAGTTTAGGTTCTTGATTGACAAGTTACCAAAGACTGAATTTTTTGTAAAGGCTGCAAATATACCTGGCGTATCTATAGGTGAAGTTACACAACCTACACCATTAAGTAATATAACATTACCTGGAGATACTCTTACTTTTGAAAACCTTAACATCACATTTATTGTAGATGAGTTTTTTAATAACTATATTGAAGTACAAGATTGGATGCGTGGCACAGCATTTCCTGTGGACCACAAAGAATACCTTGACCTGTTAAGAACTGGTAGAGATAAGTCACCACAAAGTATACCAAGTAGAGTTTCTATTGAGGCAGGAAAAACTGGTAATGCACCTAACGATGCCCCTATCTATTCTGATGGTATACTTACAATATTGTCTTCAAAAAACAACCCAATAGCAGAGGTTAGATTTAGAGATTTATACCCGGTTTCTTTATCAGGTATAGATTTTACCCAAGATGCAACCGATGTGACATACCTAGAATCCACATTTACAATGGGATATGCATACTACGAAATTTTCAAACTTACCTAGACTTTTCACGGTTTTTGTGATATAATATAAGATTATGAATTTAGAAGAAATACAAGCACTAGCAGATAAAGACTTAAAATTAGATGATACAGAATTGGATATTGAATCCCTGAAAACACCAGAGCTTCATAATAAATATTTAAAACTGTTATCTAAATTTAATCTATTACTAAAAAAGGCTGATAGTGATTATGCAATACTACACAAAGACAAGTGGGAATATTACACAGGTAAAGCCGATCCTAAAGTCTATATGGAAAAACCATTTGACTTAAAAATACTACGAGCAGATATAGACAAATACTTATTATCTGATCCTGAGATAATACAACAATCACAAAAGATAGAATATTTAAGAACTGTTGTTAATCATGTAGAGCAAATCATTAGACAAATAAACAATAGGACATTTCAAATCAAGAATGCAATAGAGTGGAAGAAGTTTACAAGTGGAGGAATATAAATTGAAAAAACAACTAGATAGATTAGAGAAGAAAATAGATAATCTTGAAAAAAAACTAGATGATCATATCACAAAGATATGGGAAGTTTATGAGCCTATAAAAAAAATATTAAAGATGTTTAAAAGATGAATACTTGTTTTAGTTTAGCATTAGCTATATCAATGCATTTTAATTTAATTGGTGATTATAATAATATACACCCACATGCTCGATGTACTTTAGACGATACTATATTTGGTGGTTATTATAATAGTGAAAGTAAAACAAGTTTATATGTAGGTAAGGTTTTAGAAAATGTTGATAGAAAATGGGATATGGAATATGGTTTAGTTACAGGTTACTCAGGTTCAAAAATTGTTCCAATGTGGAGATTTGTAAATGATGGTTTCTTTATAGCACCTGCTTATGAACATGATACTGATAGAGTTGGTATATCATTTGGTTATGAATTTAAATTAAAATGATTATTTGTATAGGTAATGGTGAGAGTCGTAAAGATTATGACTTATCTAATTTAGATGGTCATAACACAATAGGTTGTAATGCACTATATAGGGACTACACACCTAATATACTTGTTGCTATGGATTACAAGTTATGTCATGAGATATACCGTTCTGGTTATGCATTTAAAAATATTTGTTATCTCAAAGAGTGGGAAAAGATAAAACACACAGCCTATGATAAACTATTTGTAAAAGAACACTATAAACAGTTTGTTGGTGATGTTGAAAGTTTAGATGGATATGTAGATGAGTTCTCATGGCCTAATACAAAGAAAAGATTTTTTGTATGTTGGGCAAACAACAAAGACTTGATGGAAGATTTTAAAAAAGAAAAATCAAAAGAAGATCCAACACTTACAGACGATGATTTTAAATTACATTGTGATTTAGATACAGTAGGTTACACGATTACATGGACAAAGAAAAAAGATAAAGTACAAAGTCTAAAAGGTTTTGATACTAGAACAAATGCAGGTGCACTATCAATGTTAATCGCAACACAACAGCCTGATGTAGATACAAACGGATATGTTGGTAAAAATGCAAAAGCCATCGATCCTAAAAACTGGATAAAACATTATAAAGCTATATACGATAGATTTAACGATATACAATTTAAAGTAGTAAACACAGAAAAAATAAAAGAGTGGGATTGTAAAAATGTCAGTTACATATCTCTAGAAGAATTTAATGACGACCTTAAGCATAACAAAGGTTAATGAAACTTATATAAAAGTTTTAGCCGAACCTTATATTCAAGCAGAACTTTCAGAATTTTTTACATTTCAAGTTCCGGGTTACAGGTTTATGCCTGCATACCGAGCAAGAAAGTGGGATGGAAAACTACGATTATATTCTAAAGCAACAGGTAAAATATATCAAGGATTGTTATCTTACATATATGCGTTTGCTAAAGAAAGAGAATATAAGATTGATATAGAGGAAGGTGTATATTATAACTCAAAGATAAACAAAAAAGATAGTGATGATTTTTGTAATAGTTTAAAACCTAAATCAAATGGTAAAGATATTGAGGTTAGAGATTATCAGTTACAGGCTGTGTATCAAGTTTTGAAACGACACAAACTTTTATTACTATCACCAACAGCTAGTGGTAAATCTCTTATCATATATTGTATGATTAGATTTTTTAGAATGCTTAATCTAAAAATATTAGTTATTGTTCCAACTACATCTTTAGTAGAACAAATGTATAGTGATTTTTTAGATTATGGCATGAATGAAAGTGTGCATCGTATATATTATGGACATGAGAAAGAAACCGAAGACAATGTAATTGTATCTACATGGCAATCACTAGCAACTTTTGAAAAAGATTATTTTAAACAATTTGATGTAGTGTTTGGAGATGAAGCCCACACATTTAAATCAAAATCGTTAACAAAAATTATGACTTCATTAGTAAATGCAAAATATAGAATAGGAACGACAGGAACACTTGACGATACTAAAACACATAAATTAGTATTAGAGGGTTTGTTTGGTCCGATATATAGAGCAACATCAACTAAACAACTTATAGATAAAAAACAATTATCTGATTTTAAAATAGAGTGTTTAGTATTAAAACATAGTGAAGA